TACAAAGAGATAGACGCGCTCGGCCGTCAGATTGAGCGCCTTGCCCGCGTTGAGCGCTACCGCAGCAGCGGCAACGAGGCCGACTTAAACCCCAACGTGCGCAACCGCAACAAAGGCGAGCGCCAGCCGGTCATTAAAAACGAGTTCAGCGACGAGCAGATCGACAAACTCACCGGCGTGTTTATGGATAACTGCTTTGAATATCAGCTCAACTGGCACCGCGCCGGGCTGACTCACCGCATCCGTAATATCCTGAAGTCCCGCCAGATTGGCGCAACGTTCTACTTTGCCCGCGAGGCGCTGATAGACGCGCTGACCACCGGGCGTAATCAGATATTCCTTTCAGCCAGCAAGGCACAGGCACACGTCTTTAAAAACTACATCATCGACTTTGCCCGCCAGGCTGACGTTGACCTGAAAGGGGATCCCATCGTGCTGCCGAACGGCGCGCGCCTGATATTCCTCGGCACGAACGTGCGTACCGCGCAGAGCTACACCGGCAACCTGTACCTGGACGAATATTTCTGGATCCCGAAATTCCAGGAGCTGCGCAAAGTTGCCAGCGGCATGTCACTGCACAAGAAATGGCGCACGACCTACTTTTCCACGCCGTCGGCCCTTTCACACAGCGCCTATCCGTTCTGGTCAGGCGAGCTGTTTAACAAGGGGCGGCGTAACAGAGATGATCGCATCGAGATAGACCTGTCGCATTCTCACCTGGCGAAAGGCGCGCTGTGCGGTGACGGGCAGTGGCGGCAGATCGTGACGGTTGAGGATGCACTGACCGGCGGCTGCAACCTGTTCGACATTGAGCAACTGCAGCTTGAATACAGTCCGGCGGAATATCAGAACCTGCTGATGTGTGATTTTGTTGATGATGAGGCCAGCGTTTTCCCGTTTGCCGAACTGCAGAGCTGCATGATCGACAGCCTGGAAGAGTGGGAAGATTTTAACCCGTACCTGCCGCGCCCGTTTGCCTACCGGCCGGTCTGGATCGGCTATGACCCGTCGCACACCGGCGACAGCGCAGGCTGTGCAGTTATCGCGCCGCCGCTCGTTGCGGGCGGAAAATTCCGCGTGCTGGAGCGCCACCAGTGGCGGGGCATGGACTTTGCCGCGCAGGCGAAATCTATCGAGGACTTAACCAAAAAATACACTGTTGAATATATCGGCGTGGATGCCACCGGCATCGGTCAGGGTGTTTTCCAGCTGGTACGCCAGTTTTACCCGGCCGCGCGTGAGATCAAATACTCGCCGGAAGTGAAAACCGCAATGGTGCTGAAGGCGAAAGACACCATCAGCAGCGGGCGGCTTGAGTATGACGCCGGGGCGACGGATATCACGCAGTCGTTTATGGCTATCCGCAAAACCATGACGGCCAGCGGCAACCGCTCAACCTATGAGGCGAGCCGCAGCGAAGAGGCCAGCCATGCCGACGTTGCCTGGGCCATCATGCACGCACTGCTAAACGAACCGCTTACCGCAGCCAGCGGCGGCGCTAATCCCTCAATTCTGGAATTTTACTGATGAGCAAACGCAGAGGCCGCAAGGCTCAGACCACCACCGCGCAGCCTGTACAGGCAACCGCACCGCAGCAGCACGCCGAGGCGTTTACCTTTGGCGACCCGACGCCGGTCATGGACAAGCGCGACATTCTGGATTACGCCGAGTGCATCGGTAACGGGCGCTGGTTTGAGCCGCCGGTCAGCTTTAGCGGGCTGGCTAAGAGCCTACGCTCGGCCGTTCACCACAGCTCGCCGATTTACGTGAAGCGTAACATTCTGGCCTCAACGTTTATTCCGCACCCGATGATGAGTCAGCAGGAGTTCAGCAAGTTTGCGCTGGATTATCTGGTCTTCGGTAACGCCTTTGCCGAGCTGCGCCGCAACGGCCTGGGCAAGCCGCTGCGCCTTGAAACCACACCGGCAAAATTCACCCGCAGAGGCGTTAAGGATGGCGTTTACTGGTTTGTAAATGACTGGAAAGAGCCGCATGAATTTTCGGCCGGCAGCGTGTTTCACCTGCTGGAGCCGGATATTAATCAGGAGCTTTACGGCCTGCCGGAATACCTCAGCGCGCTCAACTCCGCCTGGCTGAATGAGGCGGCTACGCTGTTCCGCCGCAAGTATTACCAGAACGGCGCGCACGCCGGTTACATCCTGTACATGACCGACGCGGCGCAGAGCAGCAGCGACGTTGACCGGATGCGCCAGGCGATGCGCGACACGAAAGGCCTGGGTAACTTCCGTAACCTGTTTATGTACGCGCCGAACGGTAAGCCGGACGGAATCAAGATCCTGCCGCTCAGTGAAGTCGCCACGAAAGACGATTTCTTTAATATCAAGAAAGCCAGCCGCGACGACCTGTTAAGCGCGCACCGCGTGCCGCCGCAAATGATGGGGATTATCCCGGACAACTCCGGCGGGTTCGGCGACGCGGTGAAAGCGTCTCAGGTATTTGTGCGTAACGAACTGACACCGCTGCAGGAGCGTCTGAAGGAAATAAATAACTGGCTGGGCGAAGAGGTGATCACGTTCCGCCCCTATGAACTGGAGCAAAAAATGGCCTGACCATTCGGCGTGAAATGCGCTGCGCCTGACCAAAAGCCCCCTTGAAAATTGCCGCCTCGCTTCATGGCCCCGCAGACGCGTTTTGCGGGGCTTTTCGTTTTCAGCGCCTCGGATTCATCCATCGTCGCCGCTCCCGCCTCCGTGCCGCTGGCGCAGCCTCCGCATACATGTTTGCACCCCTCGCGCGCAATGCTATCCCCGCCACGCCTGCCCGCTTTGTGCATCGCTTTTAATGCAGTTGCATGCACCTCGCAAAACAGCGCCATTACTGGCGCTGCAGGGTGCTCCAGTGCTTCAGAAATTAATGCGAATCCATGCACGTTATGCATGCATGGCTCATTTACGGGTTACAGCACCCGAAAAATCTGAGGAAGCAGCACTTCCATAGCTCATCTGCTGCAGATAAATGATGCCTTCACGAAGTGAAACAGGGCGCGGTAACACGATCATAAAAACAAAATCGTAAGTCCTTCCGAGCCAGAATCCTCCGCCAGCCTCTTTAGGACGCTGAAAGAATACCCAGCCGCCAGAATGGAAGTACTCAAGGTAATCCCCACGGTAAACGATCTGATAATTAGTATCTTTTCCGGCCATTTGCTAACGCCTCGCAATGCTCGTTGTTCAACCGTGCCACTGCCAAAATCAAGATTTTGGCATCAGCCCGGTTATCAATGCAGCCAGCTGTCATCTTCCCAGACGTTCTGAAGTAAATCATTTAGCCTGCGCCGGTCTTCATCGACTTTCACACCTGGCATTTCAATTTTGGTGTAACTACCCTGGCGAACCTGTACCACTGCATCAGGAAACAGCGCAGTCACACGTTTATGCACTTCTTCCCGGAAAGCATCTACCACCGACTGACTGATTTTCTGATTCTTATCGAGCATGATTTCAATACGCATCATTTCTCTGCCTCGATTTTATTTATCAATCGGCACAGCCGAAAATACGACCGAAAACTGTTGATTAGCCATTGAAGTGTTACGTGCCAATTCAGCGATGAGATTTAAAGCGATCACTCTATCCTGTTCCCTACAGATCCCTTCAGAAGTAAGCCGCGCAATCAACTCTACCCGCTCAAGCATTACTCGCTCTTTTAAACCGTTATCCATGTGCCCTCCCCACTAAAAACACTGTCTATTTATACAGTAGCACAGCATTTACAGGTTGAGGAAGAAAAATGTCCCACCCAATTTAATTTTTTATCTAGCTGATAAGGAACATTTTTATCCTCGACTCATCATAAAACTAAGCTTGCCAGTAACCTTAGTGATGTGAGTGCCAGCTACTTAAGATTTTCCAATTGCAGCGCAACATTATTCGCTTTTTGTACGGTGCTTTTCTGCTAAACGGTTGAATCGTTCTAATACAAAAGTCCTTTTCGGCTCCAGTATTGGACGGGCCAGTTCTCCATTAGGTAGGCTGCGGAACATTTGACCGGCGATTTTAGTCTGCGTGCCGCCAATCAGACGCACGGCCATCCCCCGGCTGATGGTTTCACCGCTTAAATCTTTCACCTGGGCTATTACGCTGTCGCACGCAACTTCGATTTTGTCAGACCTCATCAGCTTCAGATGCCGCTTTTCTGGCTTCTGCGCTCTTATCCGGCTTAAAAGCTGACGCCGCTCCTTCCTGCTCATGCCGTCCAGGTCGATTTTTTCGAAACTTTCCGGTGGATTTGAATCCTCAGATCTCAAACCTCCCGTACAGTTATTGACAGAACTCCGAGAGGACGCAGACGCGTCCTTAAATTCAAAACCCAAATCAACGGCACGTTTCGGGACAATCTTCCATTGCATCAGACGGGTTAAAATTGGCGTATCGTCGCCAACTTCAGTTGCGTAAACGCCCTTGATACGCACGGTTTCCTCGCCGTACTCATTCATGTCTTCGCTTGCCTGATACCAGGTGCGCACAGCCAGCTCGTCACGGCGCACGAATGGGCCGCCCTGCGCGTTAACGTATCCGGCCCAGTCTCCTGCATCGGCTGCGTCATGCGCGGCGGCAAACTCAATGCTCAGGCCGTGCGCGGTTTCGCTGTCTGCCATGCGGCGCAGCTCGCGGTAAACCGTGACCGGCGCACCGCCCACAAACTGAAATTGCCGGATGTGCCAGCGTGCCGCCCAGGCAGAAACGGCCGAG